AGTGAAAAGACTGCCGAACTCACAGACATCCGCAGACTTGCGGGATTATCAGCTTAAGGAGAACATATATGTCACAATTATTAGAATCACGTTGGTCAGAAACCAAAGAAGCACTTTTGGAAGGCTTACAAGGGAACAAAAGAACTGTTATGTCAACTGTTCTTGAAAATACCCGCAAACAATTATCAGAATCTGCAACTGCAGGTGCTACTTCTGCAGGTAACGTTGCTACTTTAAATCGCGTTATCTTACCAGTTATTCGTCGTGTTATGCCGACTGTTATCGCAAATGAATTAGTTGGTGTACAACCAATGACTGGTCCTGTTGGCCAAATCCACACTCTTCGTGTGCGTTATTCTGATTCATTTACTGGTTCAGCTGGTGGTTCAACAACTGCTGGTGACGAAGCATTATCACCATTCAAAATTGCTGAAGGTTACTCAGGTAACACTAACGGTAAAGCTGATGCAACTGCAGCAAAAGAAGCGGTAGCCGGTAACAAACTAAGCATCCAAATCTTGAAACAAACAGTTGAAGCAAAATCACGTAAATTGTCAGCACGTTGGACTTTCGAAGCTGCACAAGATGCACAAGCTCAACAAGGTATTGATATCGAAGCAGAAATCATGGCTGCATTAGCACAAGAAATCACTGCTGAGATCGATCAAGAAATCTTGTCAAGTTTGTCAACTTTAGCTGGTACTAACAACCTTATCGCTTGGAACCAAACTCAAGTTTCTGGTGTTGCTACTTTCGTTGGTGATGAACATGCTTCATTGGCGGTTGCTATCAACCGAGTTGCAAACACTATCGCACAACGCACACGTCGTGGTGCTGGTAACTGGGCTGTTGTTTCACCAACTGCTTTAACCATTTTACAATCAGCTACTACTTCAGCATTTGCTCGTACTACTGAAGGTACTTTCGAAGCGCCAACCAATACTAAATTTGTTGGTACATTGAACAGTGCAATGAAGATTTATGTTAATACATACGCAGCTAACGACGATGTATTGATCGGTTATAAAGGTACGACCGAAACTGATTCGGCTGCTTTCTTCTGCCCATACATCCCCTTGATGTCAAGCGGCGTGGTACTTGACCCAAATACCTTCGAACCCTGCGTTTCTTTTCTTACCCGTTACGGTTACGCGGAACTCACCAATACTTCGAGCTCTTTGGGAAATTCTGCCGACTATTTGGGCAAAGTTACTGTTGCACAAGCATCATTCTTCTAAGAACGTATCTTATTGTTTTTATTACACTAAAGCACCTTCGGGTGCTTTTTTGTTGCCTACCTAAAAAATAATTGAAAAATAATTGAAAAATAATGGTTGACATCTTGAAATACTAGAGATATACTTCAATAAAACTAAACCTACAAAGGAAAACCAATGACTACTATGAAAGAAAGAATTATTGAAATGGCTGATAAACAACGAGCTAGTACATTTGATTCTACGTTAAAATCAAATCCAGATATGGCCTTATATGTACAAGGAGTTAAGGATATGTTAGGTACACGTAATACAAGTGAAACTGTTAGGTGTATAGTAACCAATGAAATGCCTAGTAAATGTCCATGTGGTAAAGTTGCATCGTACATTTCATTCAAAGATGGTTATCGTAAATACTGTGAGAATACTTGTCCAGCTAAAGGAAAAGCGCATTCATCTAAAATGAAAGAAGTTTGGAAAGATCAAGACAAACTAGATAAGATGAATGAAACTAGAATGAATACTATGCAAGATAGATACCAAGCAAATGGACCAATGCAAGTAGACGAATTTAAACAAAAGTGGATCACTAATCACGCAAACAAAACTGCGAATAATCACACCGAGGATATTTAATCATGACCGATACGACAGAAGAAGTAATTGAACAACTAAAAGATAAGCTAAGACACTTGGCAGCAACAACATCCAGTAAACACTTGGTGAAGGTAGTTAAACATCGACACCCAGATCTAGTGGAAGTGATAACGAAATGCCATGGTGTTGAATTCCCTGAAAAGATGTATCAATTCTTACGTAACGAACCACACATTTGTCCAATAGGAAATAAGTACAAGTTTGAGTCATTTGTCGATGGATATAAGAAATGTGGTAAAACTGGAAAATGCAAGTGTGCGAGTGCAATTGTTAGTAAGAAAGTATCAGATGATAAGCAATCTTATTCACCTGAACGTAAACAGGAAATAAACGCAAAGCGTGAAGCTACCAACTTACGCGATCATAATGTTAGTAACATTGGGCAAATCAAAAAAGCTAAAGATGCGCATGCTGCATTTTATGCAGATGACGAAAAAGTAGCAGAAGCAACCGCTAAGAACAAAGCAACCAAGTTATTGAATCATGGAAACGAGAATTACAATAACATGGAACAAACCTTGAAAACTCGTGCTGAAAAATACAATCCTCAGTATTGGGCTGACAAGTACAATAATCAAAATTACCTAACATTGTATGATAGGGATATGATGGAATTCTTAGTGAACAACTATACAATTCCAGAAATTGCAAGTTTATTACTGGTAACAACATCTACGGTTTGCCGCCATTTAAATAGGCTTGAACTTAGAAGCCCATTTCAAAGTTCAGAAGAATTAGAAGTTGTTAGATTCTTGGAATCGTTGGGTATTACCAGTATCATTCGTAATTCAAGAAAGTTATTGGGTAATCGAAAAGAAATCGACATATACCTGCCTGATTTGAAAGTCGCCATTGAGTATAATGGTGTGTTTTGGCATCATACTGAGGTTCCGCATATTACGGAATCATATCACTATGATAAGTTTAAAGTAAGCGAAGAACGCGGTATTAAGTTAATTACGTTATTTTCGAGTGTATGGAAAGCTAAACGAGAACAAGTTCAATTGGAGTTAATCAACTCACTTGGGTTGAATACGATGACTGCACTTGCAAATGAATGTGATATTCGAATTATTTCTGAACACGAAGCCAATAGATTTCATACTTTATTCAATGTACTTGATGCCACTGACTCTGAAATTAGTTATGGACTTTTCTTTTCTGGTATGTTAGTATCTGTCATGTCTTTCCATATTGCAGACGATGTAACTATTTCACGATACACATATCACACTGACGTTGTCGGCGGCACTAAAAGATTGTTGAATGCGTTTATTGATACATTTAATCCATCTAGGTTGGTTGCGTATACCGAAAACGAATGGATGTTGGGTGAAGTGTATAGTAAGGAAGGCTTTGTATTAGAACAAGACGTAAATCCAGTATGTTGGTATCTAAGTGACCGTTCTGAAGAATTATACACAGAGGTAGTCGAAGAACTAGTTGATACCGAGGATGAAGAAACAGGTGAACTCATTAAACGTTCCAAATTCATGAAGGTTTGGAGTTGTGGTGGTAGAAAATGGGTTCTTGATATTTAATTACAACTTTAATGTGAATGACCATGATAGAATCAAGAAATAACAAACAGCTTAATAAGCTAAATCCACAATTAACCTTGGAGTTTTCAGATGAAACATCCGTATGAATATACCGTAATGGATAGCGATAGATTGGCTGCGTACATGAACCACGAAATACTTAGATATTGCAAATTACCGATTGATTCTGATAGAACTGATTCGTTACTTAATGCGTATCGAATGTCAGATGACAAAAAGTTAGCGAAAAGCATAGATTTGTCTGGATGTAATGAATGTTTAGCAGCTATATATACCAACCCAATGAATCTTGAATTGGTCAAGTATCAAACAGAATTCCTATGTTTGGAAGCAGTAAAACTATATGGGTTTACATTAAGGTTTGTTAGAACGCAAACACCCGAAATATGCTTGGAAGCAGTGAAAAACTATCATTTGGCATTGCAGTGGGTTAAGAACCAAACACCCGAAATATGTTTGGCTGCTGTTGAGAAAAATGGATATGCGTTGCAGTACGTAAAAAACCAAACAGAAGAGATTTGTTTAGCTGCATTGCATTCCGAACCACGATCATTCTATATGATTAATGATCAAGAAGATTATATTGAATTAGCATTAAAGCTGGATTCATATAATATACGATTCGTTAAAAATAGAACACCTGCAATGTGCATGGCATTAATTGACATGGATCCACTAGCGATATTTCACATAAACAGACCATCACCTGAACTCTGTTTATATGCCATTCGAAAAGATTTACGTGCGATCGGATCGGTTCATTTTAGATGCATCCCAGAAGGTCCGATAAAAGTCGAATTGGCTAAGTGGTGTATGCAAGCTATCGTGAAATATGGTGACAAGCTACGACATTATGAAGATTGCTGGTTTTTACCCAATCTCAAACACGAATTGGGTTATACCGTTAGATAACCAACCCAACACTTCATTCAAAAGAAAGCACCCTTCGGGTGCTTTCTGCATTCTAATCCCATGATAATCCCATGATAAATCCATAAACCCACAAATCCAACCATAATAAATACCAACAACACTAAAACAGAGGGTATATATTATGGATATTGAAGAGATCTTATATTATTATTTTGACGAGAATGAAGACGATGATTTGACAATTGACTTTCATGACTGGAGTGATCCAGAGTTTTGTTATTATGCGATGTTATGGAATGGGATGAATTTAAAGTATGCGAAGTATCAGGATGCAGGTATTAGGTATGCAGCGGTAGAGCAGAATGGAATGGCTATACAGTATGCGAAGAGAAAACCGCAGTATCTTTGTCATATGGCTGTGCAAGATGATGGTATGGCGTTGCAGTTTATCAAGAAGCAGGAAAGGTATATTTGTAAGTCTGCAATTCAGAATGATCCAAGAGCATTTAGATTCGTAATTAACCAAGATGAAGAGTTGTGTCAGATGGCTATTGATTTGGATCCAAGAAATATTAGATTTGTCAAAGAAAAGACCCCTTTGTTATGTAAGTTAGCTATTGATACGAATCCATTTGCGATATTTGAAATTGAGATGCCTTCGGTTGAGTTGTGTGCGTATGCGGTGATGCAGGATTTGAGGACTATTGGTGCTGCAAATCATTATACGTTAGCGAGTCCATGGAAGGAGTTTTTCGAGCATAATCGATTAATGGCTATGATGAAGTTTGGTGATAAGATGGTAAAGGATGGTAAGGATAGATGGAGTTACAATGGAATGATGTATGTACCTGGTCTTGGCATCCCTGAATATTAAAGCTAAATACATCATCTAAGTAATTATGCAGAATCCCTCTGCGTAGACCTAGAACGTCAACTATAAGGAGAAACAAATGGGACGTCCGTTAAAAAGAGATGTGAATGGTGTGGAAGTATTTGGTACATACGTAGGTGATGCTGGTATTCGTTGTGAAGCGTATATTGGTGGAAGTAATCAAAGTGATGTATACATTGCACGTCAACGCGGTTCAAAAACATATCTAGTACATGATGTAAGTGCAAGCACTGAAGTGAAAGCAAGATTGGTAGCAGGTACACCTGCGGCTGTTGGTGAGATGCGTATTACTGGATATATTGATGGAGCAGATACACCGATTTACTTGAGAAAGTTAACCAAAAAGTCGGCAATTGATTTCAATGACAACAAATATCATTGGGTATTGACCAACTATCAAGATTCTACAGCTGATCAGATCAAATTGACTCCATTCGTTTAAGGAGTAGCCAATGGGACAAGTAATACAAGTCAATGGTGACTATAATATAAAGACCAAGCCAACTGGCACAATCACGTTGGATACTGGTGTAGCAACTGGTAAAGTGGTTGTTACTGGTAATCTTGAGGTCAAGGGGCATGTATTATCGGTCGCATCGGACGATTTAACAATCAAAGATAACATTATTGTTTTGAACAATGGTGAGACTGGTGCTGGGGTTACATTAGCTAATTCTGGGTTATTAATTGATAGAGGAACCTTAGTACCTGCTGCGTTGTTGTATAATGAATCGTCTGATTCATGGAATTTCGTACATGGGTATGATGATAATTCGCAGTTGTATTCCTTTGCAAATAGTAATATCAAAGTAAAATCCATTCTAACTGATAGCTTAACTGACAATGGCGATTTGACATTAATTGCTACTGGTTCGGGGGTGGTTAAAGTTGATGGTACTACAGATTACGAAAACCGAATACTCGATTATTCAAAGTTAAACGTACTTACGATTGATACTATTAGTCGAACTGGATATATCGCAACAGTAAAAACCACAGATACGCATTATATTACTGCGGGTGATTCAGTTGACGTGTACTGTTCAGCTGCAACGACATTCAATGGTAATAGTATAACGGTTTTATCTGCGACTACTGATACATTCACCTACGAAAGTAATCACCCAGCGGTTACAACGCTTAGTGTACTTGGATATGTTAGAAAGAATCCGGTTATATCGGATGATAATATACCAAGTATGAAGGCTGTTGCTGATTTTACAAAAAGTGTTGTTAGTACATCGATTGATTTTTTAAATGTATCATTCAACTCAATAAGTGATTATAACACATCCGTCACGGTTACTGATTATTCAAGTACACTCGAACCTAGTCAAATCTTGTTTGAGGTTGACGGTGGAGAACGTACTAGAGCAACAATTGATGCTGATGGGTTGACTGTTAAAACATTTTACAGTGATAACCCATCTGTTATTGACACCATCAATATATCAAATACGTCTATTTCCAGTAGTACACATTCGATAAAAGTAGACAGTGTTTTGAGTCTAAAAACAGTAGCAACTGACCCAGTATTAACAAGCGGTTTTGTTAGTTTATATTCTAAAGATGCCAGTGGTCAAGGTGGAACTGGGTTATATTTTGTAAATACCGCTGGAACAAAAGACGAATTAGTAAGTAGATCGAAAGCATTTCTATATTCGTTAATATTTTAAGGACATCACATGGCAATAAAGAGCGCACTTCTGACCAGCACACTAACGGCGATTACCGATTCGCTTGGTACGGATTCAGCCATTGTGAACATGCTTTTTTGTAATCTCAGTTCTTCGATTGAGAGGATAGATGTTCACATTGTAAAATCGGGAGATTCACCGGGTAACATTAACAAGATATTGAATCAGGTTCCAATTGACCCGCAAAACACATTTTCATTTGGATCTGATAAATTAGTGATAAGTGCTGGTGATATAGTATACGCCGCGACAACCACGAATAATCAAGTAAGTACAACTATTAGTTACGTGGTGATGTAATATGCAATACATTAATTCACAAACACCAGAGTTAACAATATTACCGGTGAATAAAGGTGGTACTAATCTTACATCGGTTGGTGCCAGTGGAAATGTATTAACCAGTAATGGTACATCTTGGATTAGTTCACCACCTACTATTCCAGTATTAATTGGTGACGTAACCTCGAACGGTAATGTAATCTCATTGAGTAACACAGCAGTGACTGGTCAATACTTGACTGGATTTACACTCGGTGGTGGTACAGTAACTGAAAATGATACAATATTACATGCTATTGAAAAGATAGCTGGTAATGTGTCAGCAGTTAGTGCTATCGGTGGTGTAATTTCGGTTGATCAAGGATCTGGGTTAGCTACGTTTACCAATTCTGTTCAAATATACGAAGACCTAGAAGTTCATGGAGTTGTGCAAACTGACATAACAACGACCACCGTGTTGAAATCGTTTTCGTCATCAGTGTATCGTAGTGCAAAATTTATACTTCAAGTAAATTGCACGGCAGGTACTGACGTTGGATCATATCAGACGAGTGAAGTTTTAGTAGTTCACGATGGTGTTAACGCATATCTTTCAGAATACGGGATTGTACAAACTGGTAATTCTTTGGTTGATTACGTGGCAAGTATAGCATCTGGTAATGTTAGATTAAGTGCACAATCAACTACTGGTAATACTATATCAGTTAGAACGATTAGTAGTTTGATAATTGTATAGGTTGAAGGAAAAATATGAATTTTACTAGAGCACAAGGGGTATTTACAAGCATTACCCAACAAGAAACCGGGAACTTAGTAATAAAACCAACAACGTCGTTGACGATTGATGGTGTTATTGACACCTTGTTACCAGACAATACTGAAAACGTTGTCAATTTCAAAGAAGCACAATCAGCAAGCAGTTATCTTAGGATTGATACGTTAAATGGCAATGAGTATGTTAAATTTGGAACAACTCCAAAGATTGCATTTGACAATGTTACCACGGCTTCTTCGGTTAGTGATGCAGCCGTTACGTTTAGTGGTGGTGTTGGTGTAGCTAAAAACTTGTACGTCGGAACAAACCTAGCAGTTCACGGTAATAGCACATTAACTGGTAATTTAACAGTTGATGGTGTGTTAACCACTGCTATGTTTAGAACTGCATTGCATGTTGTGAATGGAATTATCGTATTAGGAGATATACCAGGTGTATTAATCAGTGCATTCGGAACAGTTGGTTCCATTACTGGGACTGGACCGTGGACTGCTACGATTACTGGATTGACAAACACTAGTGAATTATTACCTGGGACTGTAATTGTTGCAGTTGATGGGGTTGGTGCATTAGGTGGTGAAACCTGTGTTGTTGACACAGTGTATTCGAATTCGTTAACTTACACAGCATCTGGTACGATTTCACCTGTTGCTGGTGGTATATCGGATATTTCTATATCTGGTGCAACTGATGTATCGGCAGATGGTTGTGGGATTGTTCTTAAAGGTTCGTCCGATAAAACTATTAGCTGGATATCTGATACTAATAGATGGACTTATAACGTTGCAATTGAATCCGTTGGTATAGAAAACACACCAGTTGGTGAATTAGTACCAAGCACCGGTACATTCACTGAATTGAAAATTGATGATTCGTTGATAATTCCAGTTGGAGATAGTTCAACTAGACCAGTACCAGCCACAACCGGTAATATTAGATTCAACACGTACATAAAAGAGTTTGAAGGGTATTATGGTTCAAATTGGCGTGCTATTCGTTCTGGGTTAAATCCAACTGACATTCGTACTGCATTGGTTACTGCAATTGCAAATGAAATAATCATTACCGATTCGTCAAATGGTAGCTATATCATCGACCTACCGTCTGCATTGTCCGATGGTGATACTGTATGTGTTATTGATGGTAGTAATAGTTTTGGGATACATTCAGTAATATTGAAAGCTACTGGGTCTGCCACTATTGAAAACTCCGATTCATTGGTATTGGATATAACTGGTTCACAAATTACAGTAGTATATAATGCGTCAACTACGAATTGGGTATTACAATACATACCACTTGGGTACATTGGCTCTCCGAGTGTATTGACTGAAACTGCTATTATATCCACCCAATATAACGCGGCTGCTAATGATTTGGTTAGATTGGATGCAACTGGTAGTTCATTCTTGGTGAATTTACCCGATTCTCCAAGTAATGGTACTGTTATTGGGTTTATTGATGCGACTGGTGGTTTGAGTTTAAATTCAGTAACTATATTACCGCATGTAGGGAATACTATATATGGTGATTCTTCATTAGTATTAGATGTTGCTGGGACATATCTAACAGTTACATATAATTCTGGTAACTGGGTGGTTAATTATAATCCAATAGGTTTCATTGGTGATCCTAGTTCTGTTGGTTTGACAACATCTGCGATTATATCATCAAATTCTTTTAGTGCAGCAAATGAATTAGTTAGATGTGATACTAGACTACATTCGATTTCTATTACATTGCCATTAAATCCAGTAAACGGATCTATTGTTGGTATTGCTGATTGTTTTGCTACCAGTGACTCGGATTCTATTACCGTGTTACCAAACACAGGAGATACTATTAGTACAGACACTTCATTGATAATCAATGTTGCTGGTGCCGTGGTTGTACTGATATACAATTCAACTTCCAAAGATTGGAATTTACAATATATTCCTGGTAATACTGGTGCGCATGGGTTGACCTATGCTGCATTAACCCCATTAGTCAACGCCGCTTCATTTGATTTGGTTAGAGTTAACACAACCGTTGGTCGAGTATCGGTTGAATTCCCAGTAAGTCCACTTAACGGAGACATTATTGGATTAGTTGACTTAGGAAATTCACTGAGTGTTAATCCAGTGACTCTTATCGCTGGACCTGGTAAATCAATATCAGGAAATTCAACTATTACCGTGTCAGATAGTGGTAGTTATACAGAATATCTTTATGATGATAACTCGCTTAATTGGAAATTAATAACTCCAGATACTACGAATAGAACACATACACCACCAGTAAGTGGTTCTGGTTCGGTTAATATAGATGTTGATTTCTCACTAATAGATGGTAAAACCGTAATTTTGGATCTACCAACTGGTATAACTGGAGCAACTGTAAACTTTATCAATTTGAATAAAAAAGCATACCTTGGATCAGTATATGAATTTGATGTTATGATAACTCATTCGAGTAGTTTGAGTAATTCATCTGCTATCGTGTTCAAGTACAACGGTACAAGTTTTCCAAAATGGGCTGGTGGTGTCATACCCGGTAGCACCGTAACTCCAGGGGCATTGGATAAATGGTCATTCTTCACATACGACGGTGGTAGCACATTAGTCGGAACGCAACAATTAGCAGATATTAAATAATATCAATTAAAAAGGAAATTAATCATGTCAAAAACTCTTTCAAGCATACTCCACATTGGAGCCCCAGTATCTGGAACAGGTAGCGCTATTCTTAGTGATAGTCCAGTAATAACATCAAAAATCGATACATCAAGCACCAGTTTCGATTTGGTTAATACCTCTGCGACTACTGTAAACATTGCCGGTGCCGCTACAGCATTGGCACTTGCTGGTACTACTGGTACTACTACTATTCGTAACAATTTAACAGTATCCGGTAACATAACATATGGTGGCGGTGCAAATCAATTAAGTGCTACCAATTTGAGCGTGGACGACGCATTAATCTATTTGGCTGCAAATAATAGTGTTGCTGATATCATTGATATCGGTATTGTTGGTAGATACAACAATGGTTCAAATGATGATACTCACACTGGATTAGTTCGTGATGCAACTGACAAATCATGGAAGTTGTTCAGTAATATCACAGCTGAACCGACCACTGTAGTTAATTTCACCGGTGCAACCTATGATAACTTAACTATCGGTGGATTAACTGCGTCATCTGGTACATTTACTGGTCAAATAACCTCAAACATTGCAACTGGAACTGCACCATTTGTGGTTACATCAACAACCCCAGTTTCTAATTTGAATATTGGTGGTTATTCATCAGCGTTAAAATCAGCAACTACTATCATTGATGTTTCCGCTTCAATGGCACCATCGAATGGCAAAGTATTAACTGCAACAAGTGCAACAACTGCTGAATGGAAAGATCCTGTCGGTGGTGGCGGTGCTGGAACTGTGATTTCAGTCGGTGGTACTGGTAGTGTTAATGGTATTACATTATCTGGCACCGTAACTTCGTCCGGTAATTTAACACTAAGTGGTACGTTAAGTAATGTATCATTGACTTCGGCAGTTACTGGAACATTACCTGTTGGAAATGGTGGTACTGGATCAACAACATTGACGTTCCCAAGTGGTACTGCATCAATTGGTTATTTGAATATTCCACAAGTATCACAAAGTGCTAACTACGAATGCGTATTATCAGATTCTGGTAAACACATTTTGCACCCAGCAGAAGATACCACGGCTAGAACTTTTACCATTCCGGCAAATGCTTTAGTGGCATTTCCAGTTGGAACTGTATTGACGTTTGTGAATGAACCCAGTGCAGGTAGTGTATCTATACAGGTCACTACTGATAGCCTATATCTTGCTGGTGCTGGTACTACGGGTATTAGAACTTTAGCTGCTCCTGGTATCGCAACTGCAATAAAAACATCTAGTACTACCTGGATTATTTCTGGAACTGGATTGAGTTGATAATATCTTAATTCCATAAAAAGCAGGCTTAAGCCTGCTTTTTTTGTGCCCCTTAGTTCCTAAATACACCATTAGTGGAGAGGGAAACTAACATGAATGTAAATTTTATAGTAAAGAATGGTATTATAGTAACAACAGATGCCACCATCAATTCAACGACTGACACAACAGCAAATACAACCGGTGCTCTTAAAGTAGCTGGTGGTGTTGGTATCACAAAAAAAGTCAAAGTAGGAACTACTGCATCTGACAGTAGATTCCCAAATACAACAGTGGCTATTTCAAATTCGCCATCGGCTACTACGGAAAATCATAATATTGGATTATTGGCAGAGGGAACTGCAAATCCAGCAAACCAAGCAATTTATGGGGTTGGTGTTTACGGCGTTGGTTACACATCAGGTGCTACTAGATCAGGTGGTGTTGTCGGTGAAGGTCATGTATCATCAACAACTGATACTGGTTCAGCAATTGGTATTCGAGGATATTCAAATGATACACATTCTGGTGGTTCGAATATCGGCTTGTACGGCGATGCAACGAATGGTGCTAATAATTACGCATTGTATTTGAATAATGGTAACGTATACTCCAATTCTGCACTCGCATGGACATTAAATGGTGATTTAACATTTGCGGGTTCTCACACTGTAACAATTCCAACATTGGCATTAACTACCGCATTACCCGTAACATCAGGTGGTACTGGTGTTACTACAAAAACTGGTACGGGTGATGTAGTACTATCAAGCAGTCCATCGTTAGTCACGCCAAGTTTGGGTTCGGCAACAGCAACGAGTATCAATGGTATCACTTTTACACCAACAACTGCTACCATTGGCTTGGCAAATAATTCAAGTTTGTTAACTGTTGGTGGATACAGCACTACCATCGCCACCACTGGAACTACCAATATAACGTTACCAACTACTGGAACATTGGTTAATTCCGCAGTTACCACACTAAGTTCATTAACCTCAGTTGGTACAATTGGTACTGGTACTTGGTCTGGTTTATTTGGGTCGGTTTCAGGTGCAAACTTAACCAACTTAACAGCTGCCAACTTGACTGGTACAATACCAAGTACTGTCCTAGTCAACTCATCAGTTTATCTTGGAACCACTCCGATTACATTGAATAGAGGCAGTGGAAGTTTAACGTTAACGAGTGTTAATATCGATGGATATGCACAGTCATTGAAATCGGCATCTACTACTATTAATGTGTCATCAGCAACAGCACCATCAGCCAATCAAGTATTGATGGCAACAAGTTCAACTGCAGCAACTTGGCAATCTATTTCGTTAACTAGTGCGGTTACTGGGACATTACCAGTTGCAAACGGTGGCACTGGTGTTACGACGAAAACTGGTACAGGTAGCGTAGTCTTATCAACCAGTCCAACTGTAACCACGTCATTGGTTACCGATAGTACTAGTTTTGACTTAATAAACACCACTGCTACAAGTGTAAATTTCGCAAAAGCTGCGACAGCTGTATCTATGGGGGCATCTAGTGGTACCACCACAATAAATCATGATTTATACGTGTCTGGTAACATTACATTTGGTGGCGGTGCAAATCAATTGAGTGCAACTAACTTAAGCGTAGACGATGCCTTAATTTATATTGCTGCTAATAATTCTTCAGATATAGTAGATATTGGTTTGGTTGGTGCTTACGATACCGGAACTCATATACATACTGGTTTGGTTAGGGATGCAACCGATAAAGTTTGGAAATTATTCAGTGGAATTGCAGCTGAACCAACAACTACAGTTGATTTCACCGGTGCTACCTACGATAACTTGAAAATCGGTGGTTTAACCGCATCTACTGGGTCATTTTCATCAACGATTACTGGCACACAACTAACATCTACTGTAGCAACTGGAACTGCACCGTTCGTTGTTACATCAACTACCCCTGTGTCTAATTTGAATATTGGCGGGTACTCCTCGGCGTTGAAATCATCTACCACAACCGTAGATGTATCTGCCGCAACCGCACCATCAAATGGTCAGGTTTTGACTGCTACAAGCTCGACAACTGCAATCTGGAAAGATGCACCAACCGCTAATTTAACACCAACTGCAATAAAATCTGCAAATTACACGGCAAATGCTTTTGAATTAGTAAGAGCGAATTCAACAAGTGGTTCATTTACGATAACATTACCAACATCACCAGTTGATGGTACTGTTATTGGTATTATCGATTTATATAACAAATTCTCAACTAACAATGTAACTATTTCTGCTGGTTCTGGTAATACCGTTGAAAGTTCTATTTCCTTAGTTTTAGATATCGATGGTGCATTTGCATCTTTTGTTTATACAACAGCAACCTCTGATTGGAAAATTCAACAAACACCAATGTCAGGTGGTACGGTAACTAGTGTTGGTGGTACTGGTACAGTTAATGGTATTTCATTATCAGGAACGGTAACTGCTAGTGGTAACTTAACATTAGGTGGTACATTAACAGGAGTTGATTTGACCTCGGCGGTTACAGGTACATTACCTGTTTTAAATGGTGGTACCGGTGTAACAACTAAAACCGGAACTGGTAATTTAGTATTATCAACCAGTCCGGTGTTAACCACACCATCACTGGGTGTTGCAAGCGCTACAAGTATCAATGGCTTAACTGTATCAAGTACTACTGGTACATTAACATTAGCCAATAGTTCATCATTGATTACATCTGGTGGTTATAGCACAACTATCACTACAACAGGTACAACTTCTGTTACATTACCAACATCTGGTACATTGGTAAATTCTGCAGTTACTACATTAAGTTCATTAACCTCGGTTGGTACTATTAGCACTGGTACCTGGTCAGGGTCATTCGGTGCGGTCACTGGTGCTAACTTAACTAATTTAACTGCTGGTAATTTATCTGGTACAATACCAAGTGCGGTTTTGGGTAACTCGACGCATTATATTGGAACTACCGCTGTAACTTTGAACAGAGCAAGTGGCAGTTTATCACTAGCCGGTGTTAATATCGATGGGTATGCGGGTGCATTAAAATCTGCAACAACTACGGTTGATGTTTCCACGGCAACTGCACCCACAACTGGACAAGTATTGGTGGCAACCGGACCAACGGCAGCAACCTGGCAATCATTACCAACTGGAACTGGTACAGTAACCAATGTCAGCGGTACAGGTACCGTTAATGGTATTTCATTATCTGGTAGTGTAACATCAACTGGCAGTTTAACTCTCGGTGGTACACTATCCGGGGTATCATTGACATCTCAAGTATCTGGAACCTTACCAGTTGCTAACGGTGGTACTGGTGTAACCACTTCTTCTGGTACTGGTAGTGTTGTATTAACCAACAGCCCGTCTTTAGTAACGCCGACTTTAGGTGCTGCAACCGCAACTAGCATTAATAAATTAACGTTAACTGCTCCTACGACAAGTGCAACGTTAACGCTTGCTGATAGTTCTTCGCTAATTACAGTTGGTGGGTTCAGTACAACATTTACTTCCACGGGCATCACCTCGGTTACATTACCGACTTCTGGTACTTTAGTCAATACCACAGTTACTTCGTTGGGATCGTTGGCTACGGTCGGTGCAATTACTTCTGGTACTTGGTCTGGTTCTTTTGGTGCAGTATCTGGTGCTAATTTAACTAATTTAACCGCAGGTAACTTAACTGGTACTATTCCAAGTGCTGTTTTAGGTAACTCAACACATTACATTGGAACCACTGCAGTAACATTAAATCGAGCCAGTGGCAGTTTAACTTTAACAGGTGTTAGTGTCGATGGGTATGCGGGTGCATTAAAATCCGCAACCACAACGATTGACGTTTCAGCAGCATCGGCACCGTCCGCAAATCAAGTATTAATGGCAACCAGTTCAACCACTGCAACTTGGCAAATAGTATCGATGGCGAATGTATCAGGTACATTACCTGTTGCTAATGGTGGTACTGGTGCTACCACGTTGACTGGATTGGTCAAAGGAAACGGAACATCTGCGTTTACTGCTGCCGTAGCTGGTACTGATTATGTGGTACCTAGTGGAGCTTTGGGGACTCCGGTCTCTGGTACATTGACTAGTTGTACTGGATTGCCATTAACAACTGGTGTTACTGGAACATTACCTGTTGCAAATGGTGGTACTGGGTCAACGACGTTAACATTCCCAAGTGGTACTGCATCGATTGGTTATTTGAATATCCCACAAGTATCACAAAGTGCAAATTATACATGTGTGTTAACTGATTCTGGTAAACACATCTACCACCCGAGTGCTGATACCACCGCAAGAACATTTACTATTCCATCAAACGCGTCAGTTGCATATCCGATTGGAACGGCTATTATGTTCATGAATGATTCATCTGCTGGTGTTGTAACTATTGCTATCGATACTGATACGTTAGTATTAGCTGGTGCCGGTACTACTGGTAGTAGATCATTGGCTGCTAACGGAATTGCGACTGCAGTGAAAATGACATCCACTAGATGGATGATTAGTGGAACTAATTTAACTTAATTAGCTAATTCTAAGATAGTTTCTATCTTAGTTCTGATATAAGAGTTACTTAATGTAACTTTCAACCCAGTATGTAAGTGGTGTGGTAAGAAGTTGATATCACACCACGATATTGTTTTTGAACTGGTTGTTAAAAATTCAGTATCAACCAAACAAACATACGTACCATACTCAAAGCCTTTATCTTGAGAAAGATACAATTCAATTGGTACTATTTTACCAGATGAATAACTTTCCATAAGAACATTTGCATCGGCTAAAAGAATACCTTCTCTAATGAAAGTGGGTAAAGTCCATTTACCATTCTCCAAAATTAAAAGTATTCTACTAGTTGTTTTAGCTAAGAATAGTAAACCAGCACGTTGAGTTGGTTTTATGCTCATGGTGCTAAATTAAATCCCCAGAATCCAGTAACATATTCACCTTCAAATGCTCTAAGCCATTCTGTACCTTCCCATCTATATTTTATACCGGTTTTCAAGTTTTGAACATAGGTTGGTACTGTTGCGATTGTTGGGTCGAATACCGCGTTCCATTTAGTACCAGACCATTCTATGATTGAATTGGTTGGTATAATTGGGTCAGAACCATCTAAATTTTTCCAAGCAATGGGTCCGGTATAATCTTGACTAACATTTGGTATGTCATTAACTGAGCCTAACATCAAATATCTAATACCAACTGGTATACCAGATTGATTCCCGTACACCTCGACTGGGTTGTATTTGACAGGGTCGATAATTGCATCGATAGTTCCTTTACCAGCCAATCCATTTACTGGACTTGGAATAATTGTATTAGCAGGTATTGTATCTGCATCGAATGTAACAATTATTTTAGATGGATCGGTTTCTGATATGGTAAATGTACCAACCATGTTGTATCCAGATGGTTGTTTAAAGTACACTTGACTTAATGGTGAATAATTACCCGTAATATCAATAACAGTATGCCAGTCTATTGCTTTATCTAACATCGCAGTTAAGTCATAATCATACTGACCACCAGATGCAGATTTAATCAAAAACACATTAATGTCAGCTAACGTAGTAACCACTTGCATATCTGCTGCTTGTTGTTCATATATTAATGAACTCAAATCAACGATATCACCGGCATCCGTGAATACGTTACTAATAATGGTTTGAATAATACCAAGTCGTTTTACTTTTGCTGGTGGTGAAATGTAAATTGGCATTGTAAATTCTAAACTACACACATCGATTTCAGATTCTAATCCTTGTGGTATTTGTCTTGATGAAAACGTAATATTCTTTACGTTAACTACAGTTAAGCTAGTCCAGTCAACAAAGTTATCATTAGTTTGGATTTCCAAACTAGGATTAAACATACCCACAATCTGTTCGATTAATTGCAATTTTTGATCAGTATTACTCGTCCAAATATCTGCCTTCATTGTTAATATGAATGGTGTTGGCATTAGTCGTTCGACAGTATAACCGCCACCTTGTATGTTTTCGTACTGAACATTATCACCAGAACCAGTATATCTTCGTTGTCTAATGTTTATTTTACTAACGAATGTTGAATCTGAAGTTCTATCCCTATCCATTTCTAAACCAGTTACATAGCATGAAATTCTAGGAACGGTTAGCATTTTGTTTTCAGAATTCTCTTTAATAACACTTGCAACTTGTCTAGTCATATCTCCGTACATAACTGGGATGTGTCTTTCTTCAGGGGTAGAACCGCCTGTTTTGTATTTGAATCCAATGAATATACGCATGAACTGCGTTATATACCTGCGTATTTGCCCGTCGTACTGGTGGTCCATTAATTGTCTGCCTCTGGTCTTAATGCTTTTGATAAACTTTGTTTTTCTTTGATGTTGTGACCGTCGATAACATGGGTTGTGTCGTTGTTAATAAACGTACCACGTTGTGTCAATCTGACATCCTTGCCTTCAAATTCGGCACCTGGTTTAGTGTCACTATACCCTAAGTTGGTTACAGTCATTCGTACAGAATCTTCCATTTTAACCCACTTGTTATTTGTAAATTGGAATAATCTGTTAGGTGCGTAATCAGTTCTTAAACAATATTGCCCCTCGACAGGTGCGATCGGGAATACAATACCGGCAGTGAACTGTGCACCATTTGGTGGGATGCCATCACCTATTAAATATCCATTATAACCTGGTTTATTTGGATTTTGGAATAGTGTAGAAGTCGTTGGATTTACATATATGGGATTGCCATTAGTATCAAATAACGGATTACCTGATTTATCGGTAGCTTGGGTTTGGATAGTAGTATCTAATGTATCAGAATTAGCTTGTACGATTTCAACTAATCCATATTTATCTTGTTGAATTGTATAGTATGGAGTTATATCATACCCACTCAATGGCAAATCTTTATCTGCTTGGTCTAATACCGCATGTGTAATTTGCATTTCTTTTTGGTAAGTTGACATGATATCTCTTAACGATAAACCGTCATCACTTTCTTCATCTGCTAATCCGTCTAAAATATCTTTAAATTCTTGACTATCAACTAATGGTTTACACTTAGCCCTGTATAGGTGTGGATACCAAAGTGCAGAAAACCCTTGACTAGCACGGCTAACTTCTTCTACTACATAGAATCGTTTCAACGCATACTGTAAATCATTTAGGGCGTACTCATCTTTTAGATGTGGCAACTCGATAACATCACCTGATATTATCTTTCTTCCTAACTTTTCAACCGTATCGTTAATATGGAAACTAATGAAAATCGTATCGTTTTGTAAGAATAAACCAAATTGACTTAAGTTAAAATCGATGTCTTGTACATTATAATGGCCTCTTAATACATAAACATCTGGGTCGTATTTTCTATCACGGTTTTCTAAAAACAGTAAATCTTGAATCTGGCTTGGATCAGTAGTTGAATAGGTGGGTGTTGTCGGTGTATTTTCTGCTGAATCACCTGGTCCAAGATAGCGGTGGACAAGCACATCCACACCACCAACTTGGAACATTTCCCAAATGGTTTTGTCTATGAACTTATAATCGCTTCCTTTCTCGGGTCTGTATAGTGAAAGTCTCGGCACTTGAATCTCCTAGTTTCTAATATTTAGCCGCATTTAGGGCTAAATACAAGCATGAATACTAATATTGATCAAGCAAAACAAAGTGTATACGATTACTGCCGCGTATTTCTGGGAGAAGGATTAATTGATGTGGAACTCGACCCAATCCATTATGAAACTGCATTAAATCGAGCACTTGCTACCTTTAGACAACGCGGTGATAATTCCGTGGAGGAAAGTTATGCTTTCTTGACCTTAACAGAAAGTCAAAACACGTATATCCTACCGCAAGAAATTCAACAAGTTCGTCAAATCTTTAGACGATCAGTTGGTTCTCGCACTGGTAATGGTACTGGTGGTACAGTATTTGAACCATTCAATATGGCTTATACGAATACTTACTTGTTAAGTTCAACTAATATGGGTGGTCTATTAACCTATGAATTGTTTGCACAATACCAAGAATTAGTTGGTAAGATGTTTGGTTCTTATATCGCATTTACTTGGAATCCACAATCACGTAAGTTGTTTATCGAACAACGGCCACGTGGTGAGGAAGAAGTTCTGTTACATGTTTATAATACACGACCTGATAGCGCGATCATTAACGATACATATGCTGGTCAATGGATTAAAGATTACACTCTTGCTAATTGCAAAATAATTTTAGGACAAGCACGTGAGAAGTTTTCAACTATCGCTGGTCCACAAGGTGGTGGTACACTCAATGGTGCCCAATTGAAAGCAGAAGGTAATGCTGAGATTGAGAAGTTGATGGTCGATTTGACTACTGCTGTTACCGGTGGTAATGGTATTTACTCATGGATCATTGGATAATTGTTTCATTTATTAGTTCTGAGCAGAAAACCCGACGATCTTCAGTCGTCGGGCAGTTGACCTAAAAGATAATTAATCTACATTGAGTAAACGGCTCGTCGCTATCGCGACTCGCAAACTAATACATAATTCACTGTACTCCACTCTTATCGCGACTCGCAAACTAATACAAACCACACAATAGCGAGCACCGCTAGGTGCGAGCCATACAACTACTTTACATCCCTACCAAAATCCGCTATAATAACCTAATACAACTTAGGAAATTCACATGACAAACAAACTTGTAATCGGTATCGTTGGTAACATCGGTTGTGGTAAAGATACCATAGCACAATACTTAACTCAATTTCACGACTTCAATCAACTTAGTTTTGCTAGTTCACTTAAAGATGCGGTAGCCAATGTCTTTGGATGGGATAGAGAAATGTTAGAAGGTCGTACCCAAGAATCCCGTGAATGGCGTGAAGAAGTAGACTCTTACTGGTCTAAAAGATTATCGATGCCAACGTTAACACCGAGATGGGTGTTGCAACACTGGGGTACTGAGTTGGCTAGAAAGAATTTTCATGATGATATTTGGGTTGCTAGTCTTGAGAATAAGATTAACAAAGCGAATACGAGTATAGTGATTAGTGATTGCCGATTCCCAAATGAGATTCAGACTATTAGAGATTTGGGTGGAAGTATTATTCGCGTTCAGCGTGGTGAGATACCAGAATGGTATGCTGATGCAGAATTGGCATTAACTGGTTCTATCATTGGTATTAATCGATTAAAGGACAAACAAATACATACAAGTGAATGGTCTTGGCTTGGCTCTAAGTTTGATGCAGTTATCGACAATAACGGTACTGTTGATGAATTATACGACCAAGTTTCTGCATTTATCGACAACAAACTTCAAATCAAAATCTCACAGGCGTGAAATAGCCGTAAACTCACCAAAAAGCCTACATTTTTGTAGGCTTTTGTTGTTAAAATCACTCAAAATTTAGCAAGCCATTTCTACATTGTAGCTAAATACTCCTAGTAAGTACACTATTATCTAGGAGATTAAGTATGGCATTACAATCACCCGGCGTACAAGTAACGGTAATAGATGAGAGTTTTTATACACCTGCAGCGCCAGGTACAACTCCGTTGATCGTTATCGCCACAGGACAAAATAAAACAAACGCATCTGGTACCAGTATCGCTAGTGGTACAACAGCAGATTCAGTTGGTAAAGTTTATAACATTACAAGTCAACGTGGTTTAGTTGATTTTTATGGGCTTCCATATTTCCAACAAACCGCATCATCAAATCCAATTCACGGTGGCGAGCGCAACGAGTATGGTTTGCTTGCAGCATATAGCTTATTGGGAGTTAGCAATTCAGCATTCATTTTACGTGCTGATATAGATTTAGATCAACTAATGGGTGATGAAGTTGCGCCTGGATCAAACCCAGTAGATGGTTCATGGTGGATTGATACACGCACATCAGCATGGGGTATTCATGAATGGAATGGTAGTCCAGCTACTGTTTTGCATGGACAAACGTTTACATTAAAAACGCCATTGGTATTAACTGATGACAATGCAAGTCAAATCGATCAAACTACTGGGGCGCCAGCTGGTATTGGTGCAATTGGTGAGTACGCAGTAGTTTTCCAAACAACCAAAGGTTCTGGTGCATTTGTTGCTGAAAAAGAACAAGCAAGATTGTGGTATAAATCGGCTGGTAATGGTGAAATCGGTGTTGATGGTTTCCCAGGTGGGTTAACTGCTCCAGTTTCTGCTGGTAAATGGGTATTGGTTGGTAGCCAAGAATGGATTGCAAGCCATGTAGTTGTTACTGGTAGCAAATTAGCAGCTATCACAAGCAACACTGCTGGTAAAAATTTCACAATCAATGGTATTACAGTAACGATCGGTGCATTGAATTCTACATTATCTGAATTAGTAACAACTATCAATGGATTGAATATTACTGGTGTTGCTGCTCGTGAAGTTAATGGTATCTTAACTCTTTATACAGATGGAGTCAATGATTTAGGACCAGGTGATTCAACATTAAGTAATGCAATCACAATTGCTGCTGGTACTGCAACTGCAGATAATTTAGCGGCAGATTTGGGTATTACAGTAAATTCATACTACGGCCCAGCATTACAACAATCACCACACACTTCAGTTCCTGAATGGAAACTTTCAGAACAACCTTCAGTTTCTGATTACCCAACTGGTCGTCGTCCAACTGGTTCGGTTTGGATTAAAACATCACGTATTGGAAATGGAGCTAGTGTAAAAGCAAAACGCTGGAGTTCTGCTACATTATCATGGGTTTATTACGACGTTCCGATGTATGCGTCTTCTAGTGCGGCATTGTTTAACTTGGATAAAACCAAAGGTGGTTTCAATATTCCAGCTAATTCATTGTACATTCAATCAAACAGTGAAGAAAATTCTGGATGGGATACAACCCCTGAAACTGCAACATTCAGAACATGGCGTAGAACCGCATCTGGTCAAACTACCGTAATTTCACCAAAATTAACTGCAACTAGTATTAGTACAGGAAATAGCACGGTAACATTTAGTATTTCAGAAACCGTTGAAGGTGAAGCAACATTCCGCCCAGCTAAAACAATATCATTCAACGCGCATGGTACAATTGCTGATTTGTTGACATTAGTTGATGCAATTAATGCGGCAGGCTTTGTTCACGTTAAAGCGGAAAAAACTGCAAATAATGAATTCAAGTTGTATCACAAATTAGGTGGTGATTTAAGAATTACAGATACAACCGGTACAATTGCAAAATTATTCATACCTTACAATTTAGATACACTGATTGGTACAAGCAATTTCTACGCTTTACCTGACAGTGCAATCGAAGATTATTTAGTATCTAACTGGCAACCGTTTACGGTTAGTGGTTTTGTTGCCTCGGAGATCGCGCCATTAAATGAACCCAATGACAATCAATTATGGTATGACACCAGATTGACTGAGGTTGATATCATGGTACATAACGGCAAAACTTGGGTAGGTTATCGTTCAGAAACCGCACCATACTTTGACATTGAAAGATTGACAGTTGTACCTGTCGTTTCTGCATCAAATCCATGGACAAGTGATACACGAAATGGTGATTTGTGGATTTCAACCGCAGATTTAGAAAATTACCCATTGATTTATCGTTACAATAGCAACCTACGCGGTTCTGCTCTTTCAGAAAAGTGGGAACTTATCGACGTAACTGATCAGCAAACTGAAACAGGTATTTTGTTTGCGGATGCTAGATTTGGTGATTCTGGTGAAACTGGTAATGTAGAAGCATCAATCGAATCATTATTGGTTAGTAACTACCTAGATCCAGATGCTCCAGATCCTGCATTATATCCAAAAGGTATGTTGCTTTGGAACTTGCGTAGAAGTGGTGGTAACGTAAAACGTTATAAGAAAAATCACTTTACGGTTGCTGAAGATAACGCAAGATATGATAGCGTTCATTCACCATTAGGACAAGCCTATGTAGCAGGTGAAAGTATGGTTTACTATCAACTAGACCGTTGGGTTACTGCTAGTGCAAACAACGAAGATGGATCTGGTACATTTGGCCGTAAAGCACAACGCAGTGTCGTAGTAGCTGCTTTAAGAACTGCAATCAACACAAGTTATGAAGCTCGTGACGAAGAGCGTAGAAACTTCAATTTAATGGCATGTCCTGGATACCCAGAAGTAATGGGTGATTTAGTTAACTTGAATATCGAACGTGGTTTAACCTCTTTTGTTATTGGTGACACACCTTTAAGATTACAAGCAGATGCAACAGCAATCACTGATTGGGGTACCAATGCCCGTACCGTAGTAAGTAACGGTGACGATGGTATGGTTACATATGACGAATATTTGGCTGTTTTCTATCCAAACGGTATTACCGTTGATTTATCAGGAAACAAAGTTGTTGTTCCAGCAAGTCACATGATGTTGAAAACTATCGCATTATCTGACAACGTTTCTTATCCTTGGTTTGCTCCTGCTGGTACACGCCGTGGTGCTATTACAAATGCTGATTCTGTTGGTTACATTGATGCTTCTACTGGTGAATACCATACCGTTGCCCTAAATGAAGGTCAACGCGATACATTATACGACGCGAAAATTAACCCAATCACATTCTTCGTTGGTTCAGGCCACGTTAACTTTGGTCAAAAAACACGTGCGAAAAATGCAAGTGCATTAGATAGAATCAATGTGTCACGTTTAACTGTTTACTTGAGAATTCAATTAAACAAACTAGCACGTCCATTTATCTTTGAACCAAATGACAAAATCACACGTGCTGAAATGAAACAAGCATGTGAAAGTTTGTTGTTAGAATTGGTTAGCTTACGCGCAATTTCTGACTATGCTGTTGTTTGTGATGAATCCAACAACACGCCTACCAGAATCGATCGTAATGAATTGTGGGTAGATATCGCGATTGTCCCAATCAAAGCGGTTGAATTTATCTACATCCCATTACGTGTTAAAAACACAGGAGCAATTTAATCATGTCATTTAATTCATTAACCAACCTATCAGTTAAACCATCAGGTGAGAGTAATGCTGTCCTATTGATGCCAAAACTGCAATACCGTTTTCGCGTGACACTTCTTGGTTTTGCGGCAACGGCATCAACTGAATTAACCAAACAAGTTGTGTCAGTTTCAAGACATACCGTTGGCTTTGAAGAAGTTGTACTTGACGTATACAACTCAAAAGTATACTTAGCAGGTAAACCAAAATTCGATCCATTAAAATTGGTGGTTCGTGATGACGCGAACGGCGTTATGCAACACTTGGTTGGTCAGCAAATTCAGAAACAATTTGACGTATTGAACCAAGCAACGGCGAGAAGTGGTGCTGATTACAAATTCACCATGCAAGTTGAAATTCTTGACGGTGGTAACGGTTCTTCTGCTGTGCAAGTATTAGAAACATCTATGTATTATGGTTGTTTCATTCAAAATGCTGAATATGGTCAATTGGAATATAAATCAAATGAACCAGTTACAGTAACTTTAACGGTTCGCTTCGATAACCTCGAACAATGGGCTAAAGATCAAAAAAGTACATCAGATAGTGGTGGTATTGGTTCCGCAATTTCAAGATCTACTACATCATCCGCATCTACCGGTTCTGCGATGGAAACTACTACTACTACCACACCCACATAAACTTAGTAATCTTCTACACCATGAAAACCCGAGGTTTATCCTCGGGTTTTTTTTGCCTAAATACTTGTATGGATAAATTCACTAGATACTTAACTGATTTTGCAGCTGGACTGGTCGAAGGTGCAACTCACCCTAAAGGTTTGCTATCAAACTGGCGGCATGCTACTCGTCTTTTCATTGATGATTCTTATAGATTATCACCTAGAAACAAATTTCTATTTTATGTGAAATTTGACATCGATAAACGTGCAATTAGGGCACCTGCATTCACAAACAAACACACTGAAGAAGTAGGTATGTTGGTTAAATCATCAGATTTACCAAAGATGAATTTCACAACAGTCACTAAGAATCAATACAATAGGAAAAAGCTACTATATACAGATGTTACTTATGACCCAATTAATATAAAAATGCACGATGATGCGGATGGTGTTACCAACGCGTTATGGGCCCAATATTTTGGATATTACAGTGCAGATAGAATGACTGCAACATCCAACAAGGCTTATACTGCGACCCATTTACATCCAACTAATATAGAAATTGATAATTATAGATATGGATTAGACAACAATGTGGCAGACCCATTCTTTAAATCTGTTACCGTTTATACTCTTTGTAGAAATAGATTTCTTGGGTATGAATTGATTAACCCTAGAATAAAAAAATGGGATCATGGTTCAATGGATCATGCGTCAGCTGAGATGTTAGAAAGTACATTAACACTAGAATTCGAAGCAGTAAAGTACTTAGGTGGTAATGTTTCAGTTGGAAACCCACCAGGCTTTGCAACTTTACATTATGATAAGGTTCCATCACCGTTAAGCGTAGCTGGTGGCGGTACTAGTACACTAACTGGTTATGGTGGTGTGCTAGCTGGAATGGAGCAAATATTCGGTGATGTGGCAAATGGTAGTACGTTTGGATCATTGGGTGGGCTCATCAATACTGCAATTAAGGTGAAAAACACGGTAGATAATGCTGATAATTTAACTGGTAATGGTATACTAGATGAAATAACAGGGAATTTCATACAAGTTGGAGTCCCAAATGTACTAGATATAATTATACCATCAAATACTGACACTGTTGTCACACCAGCAACACAGAAGAACTTAATACAATGACAACTAATTTACCAATTACAAACCAATCAGATAATAGCGAATATCAAACAAAAGTATTACTCAGTAATACCGGTCAAGTTGCATTGGAATTTGCAGCAACCGACTATGATATGACTATGTCATTTTTCATTGGACAAGGCTTTGGCGAAGATGCTGCTTCTGTGGTGGCTAACTCAATATTAGTACAAGCAAAAAAAGGATATGTGTATACTATTTCTGATACTGGTGCAATTTCAATAGTAAAAGGTACCACTGGACCAACACCAGTTTTCAAAATATTGGATACCTTGAAGATAGTTTCCGATAAGTTACAATTAAGTTCATTAGTTGGTAGTATATTAAATGGTGACCGAGGACCAACTTCGATTCTAGGTTATAAACAACAAAACGATAATACCAAAGTTTCAAGGAATGTGGCAGCATAATGGCAAGGGGACCTAAGTTCGCACAAGGTAAATTTGAGATGAAGAACCCAGACAAATACATTGGGACTTCTACACCGTTAGCGCGTTCTAGTTGGGAATTTGTATTCATGAAAATGCTCGATGAACACCAAAGTGTTCAAAACTGGGCTAGTGAAAGTATCAAAATTCCATATAGAAATCCATTTACCGGTAAACAAACTGTTTATGTTCCAGACTTTTTCGTTGTATACATAGATAAGAATGGTAAAACACACGCTGAGTTGATTGAAGTAAAACCAGCCAATCAAACATTCGTTGAACAGATTGGTAAAGGTCAATACAACAAACAACAGTATGTTAAAAACCTAGCTAAATGGGAAGCCGCTAGAGCTTATTGTAATAACAAGAATATCACATTTCGTGTTGTAACCGAAAATGATATCTTTCATTCAGGAAAGAAGTAATGACTAAAAAACTTGAAACTCTGCTTAACATCGAAGAAAAAGCACCACTGAAAATCAAGTCAAACGAAGAAACACAAGCTGAAGTTGCTAGTATTCAACAAAGCTATAATGAAATCACCGAGATGGCTAAGGGATTACCTAGAATCCGTGAGTTAGAAAACTTAGGTGAAAGAGAACTTGAAAAACTTGCAAAGAAAGCAGAAGCTGCATACGATGACCTGATGGACTTGGGTATGAACGTAGAAGTCCGGTATGCAAGCAGAATCTTTGAAGTAGCAAGTAGTATGTTAGGGCACTCAATCTCAGCTAATACCGCTAAGATTGATAAGAAATTAAAAGCAGTTGATATGCAACTCAAGAAACTTAAAATGGAAAACAGAGCACCAGAAGATGATATGATCGATGGTACTGCTTATGTTACCTTAGATAGAAACGAGTTGATGTCCAAACTTTCTGGTAAAAGCTAAATATGATTATGAAAACACTACATCAATATCTCGCAGAATCGAAAAAAGACTACAACTTTGTTGTTAAGATTGCTGGTCCGTTACCTGATGAATTTGAAGGTACCTTGAAATCTAAACTAGAACAATTCAAAGTGTTGCATTTCGATAAAACAACGACAACACCAATTCAAAAGCAACCCATTGACTTCCCAAATAAAGCAAATTGCGAAGTTCATGTGTTTGCTATTACGTGTGATTACCCTGTGATTCCACCTGAAATCGCACAGCGTATCAAAGCAACCGGTGTTGATGAATCGTCTATTCGAGTTCATAACGCAGAAGACCCTTCACTTGATTACATCCCAGTGGGTGAACAAGTTCCTTCTGGTCATGCGTTATTATCAGACCCACATTACAAAGAAGCCCCTGCTATTAATCAAAAAGACCACTACGGTCCAGAATACAATAAAGGTTTCTTGAAAGGTTTGGCTGCTCAAGCCAAAGACCGTAAGAAAGAATTGGGTCAAAACGTCGAATACAAGATCGCAAAACAGAAAATAGATAAGACTGGCCTTAATAGCGCCATAGGGAGTTAAACATGGATTTTCATCGGTTAGTTGAGAAAATGACTGAATTGAATAAACCATTAGCCGAAGATTCTCCACCTAATTTATCAGTTAACTTATCTGCAAATGGCTTAGATGACATCTCTAGTTTGATGCAATTATTGGTAAAGATAAATCCAGATGCAATACCACCAAAGATGATTGCAGATCCAATCGACGCAGATGGTAAAGAAGATGGCGAATTGGACAATGACGATGACGAAGGTGCTATTGGTAGAGCGGTTGGTACTAAATTAGGATCCATGGCTGGTGGTGCTGTCGGTACTGCTGCGGGACCAGTTGGTGCAATGGTTGGAGCTACTGCTGGAGGTGCTGCAGGCGGACATTTAGGCGATAAAGTCGGAGATGCAGTATATAACAAATTTGGTGGCAATGCAGTTGGAAACGTCGTTAATAAATTCAACACTGCGTTACAAAACAGAAAACAACAAGGTAATACTACACAAAGTAAAATTGGTTCGGTTGTCAACAAAGCTGCTGATATTGCATCTGATTACATAACCAACGATGCATTACCTGAGTCGCAGAGATTACAGTCACAAATCCGTGCAGATTTGCAACAACGGTTAGACTCTTACAAATCACGGTAATATGAAAGGAACGAATATGGATTTTAATAAATTATTGAGTACACTGGACTCACTTAACAAACCAAAGTTATCAGAGTCAGTTGATACCGACATCAAAGAATGCGGTGGTGATATGACTCCACATAACCCACCTACAATGACAGTTAGCTTGAATGCAAATGGCTTAGATGATATCTCTAGCCTAATGAGATTACTGGTTAAAGTTAACCCAGATATGATGCCTAAAGATGACAAAGGTCCTACTTTAGCAGCAGATCCAAATATCTTAACCATTTCTAACAATCACCCAGAACCCCTTAAAATGCTTCCTGAACCAGCAGATTTAGATGGTGATGAAGACGGTGATTTAGATAATGACGAAGATGAAGGAATGGCTGGTTCTATCGCAGGTGGTATTGCCGGTGGAATTGCTACTAAATCTCTAGCAGGTGCTTCTACTGGTGCTAAAATCGGATCAGAAATTCAGGATAAATTCTTTGGTGATGAAGAAGAAACCGAAGTTC